GTGTTCTTCAGCAACTTCAGTAAATCCTGTGTCTACATCCATGCCATCGGCACAAAAATCCACGGTAAACAAGTATTTACCAAAATGCCATTCTTTGTCTTTGCCTAAAAATTTAACCCCAAGGTTACGCAATCCGATCTTTTCATGCACGGTAAACTTGTAGCCCATGCAATCCCACAACTGCAATATGTCGTAATCCAAATCGCCGTGTTTAGTATTCCAAACGTAGGCTTGAATAGGTAATTTGTCGTACAAAGCGCCGTACCTTGGTAGCAGGCTTTCAATGCGAAACACTTGCCCACGGATTGCTTTGATGCTTACCCAAATGCAAGGCTCAAGCTCACCGTGGCCTTTCTCAAAGTTGTACAGATACTCACGCCGCACAAAGCATTTGATTGGCGGTAAGTTTCCAATAATGTAGCTCATGCAAGTTCCAATGATTTCTCGTACATTAAGTTTTTAATAGTTTCCAACACTTGTTTTTTTTCTAAAACGATTTGGTTAACGTTTGATTGTTGGACTTTTAACAACGTTTGGTATTCATCTTCAGCCAAAATTGCTATTTTTTCAGCCAATTCCTCGCCGTTTTTGACAATTTGGTAAGGATCGATGTTGTAACCGCTACGCTCAATTACTAATTTGCATCGTGCATCGTAAAAAAGCAGCGTATTGTTCATTACACATTCATAAAACCGATTCGCCATAAATGCGTAATTGGTGTGCGTATGTTCATCTTCAAAATACATACTGTATTTGTAATCACGCAATCGCAGACCATAAGGTTCAAACAAGTCGGCCTCTTTATCAAACCATTGCAACTTTTCAATAAATTTGGCTTGAATACCTGCTGCTTGGTACTTTAAATGGTTTTTCTTTGATGAACTGACAAAATAGTCAACATTGTTGTACTCAAGCATATCTTTTATACGATGTTTTCTAAAAGTGCCGTAATAAACAATATCTGAAGATTTTTGTGATGTATCAACTGTTTGTTTAAACAAGTTTTCATCAAAAACCATTACGTTTAAATTGACCGTATGCCATTCATCAATCCAGTCATTTAATTTTTTGTTGTTCATGTTTTTGTTAAGAATCCAAGGTCTATAGCCAGAACGAGGGTTGTTGCAAATCATGTGATAGGGCCTGTTGTACTTTATTAGCCATTTTCTTAACAATATGTTGTCCTCAACGTCATGGTCATTTACTAACCAGAACATCTTTGCTTCATTGTTTGCGTCAAGAATGTCTAAATAAGCGTTGTATTTCATGTATGGCGAACCATAAGCACAAATAATTGCATCGTACTGGTTGTTGATTACACTTGATATTTGAGATTGATGACTAATTAAATCAGCCCCAAGGTAATTAGCAATAATTTCAGAATTCTTTACATGAACAATAGACGATGGTGATTTTGGGTCAATTAATTTTTCACAAGATTCAATTACAAGAATTTTCACGTTATATCAAGTCCATTTGTTTAGGCATAACTTTCCATTCCCGTTCGGCACGGCCTGACTTGCTTTGCACGTTGCGACCAGTTAGCAGGATCTCGTGATTGCGTTCTAATTCACTTAAACGCCTAGCTACTTGATTGCCATCAAGTCCTGTAATCGTGGCTATACCGTCTTTCCCCATTGCCCCATATTTGCATAAGGCTTGGATGATTATCGTGGCGTGTTGAGCCGCTAGAGCCTTTGCAGAGTCAGCTGCCGCCCAACTCGTTGCAGGATCTGTGTTGCGAGCGACTTGGTTCATAGCATCACCAATGATAAAAGTGGAAAGAAACCAAACACTAACGCCAAGCCGATTAGTCCAATTACCCACGCAACTGGCGGTATGCGGTCATCAGGTCGTTTATAATCACGCATCTGTCGAGCCGTGCGCCCCGTCCAATTAGGTTCGCTCATGTCCGTGCCGTAAGGCCAGTTACGCTTATTCATTACCGTCCTCCTCGTTAGCGGTGACGGTTTCAATGTGGTTAACGTCGATAAAGTGTGTGTACATTGGCACAGCACACATTAGCACCTCGTCACGGTCAATTTTGATGTACGGCTCGCCGTTGCTATCTGTTTTTACGCCATCGGCAAATTGATCCATAAGCTCTGCAATTTTTTTGTCGGTAAGCTCACGGCTAAGTTCACGCATCAATTGGCGTTTGCCTTCGTCTGTCATTTGGATATATGAGTATTTCATTTATGTACCTTTTTTCGTGATGTTAGGGCTTGCGCCCTGTTGTTTACCATTGCTCTAAACTAACAGCCTCGCATTGTTTTGCTTTATACCCAAGAGCATCATTTAATGAGTCATGCACACCAAAAAGCCAGCACCCACGAGTATCGGTAGTAACTTCTACTGCTCGCCCATCTGCTAAAAGATGAATAACGCCATTGTTTAATGCTTGTGAACGGTAATTAGTGCGATTTTCATCAGATAGCAATTGACGGATTTCTTGACTTTCATCATCAAACATTCTTAAAACAATAAAAGCGTTTTTAATTCTTGTCATTTTATGCACCTGTATTTGTTAAATGGCGTTGTTGCCATGACTAGATATTAAGCTATCTAAACACTAATTACATAGGTGTTAACCCTAGTTTTTGTAATTATTTTTAATTTATTTGGATTTTTACAACAAAACGCCCCAATTACGGGGCGGTCGATGGAACAAGGAGTGAACAACACCGACAATTTATTATAGGTTGTTTTTACGCTTGTAGAACGCTAGTAAATACTGAAAGCAATCCCATGCCGCAGCAAGATCGTTTTCTGAATGTTCAATTAACCTTACGTCACCGTCAGCAGTAAAAAACACATTGGCGCATCTAGCTGTTGGTTTACCAAGACCGACACGATAAGCCGCCAGTTGCATAAGTTGTTCATGATATGGCACAACTTTTTCAAGTTGATCTTTACTCTTAAAGTCGATCACGATGTTTTCAGCAATTAAATCGACCTTTCCGCCAAACCCTTCGTATGCAAACGAGCGTTCTGCCTCCCAAGTCTGGTCAGCCCCAAAGTGGATTCTGATTGCCGCATCAACTTGGTCAACATAAACTGGGTACTCATCACGTTCGCCACGATAAAACCGTTCTAACACGCCGTGCATAATCGAGCCTCTGTCCATAGCGTCACGACCCGTACTCTTGCTGTCTGACATTACTCGTTCAAGCCAGTTTTCCTCCGTTTCGCCAGCAATGCGTGGCAACGTCAAAGCAGCCAGTAACACCTGTTGTTGCAGCCAAGTGTTAAGCCCAGGCTTGGCAACCAATCCCAAAACCGTAGTCACCGACGGTACTAGCTTGAGTTCTCTTGCGTCACGAACCGTTGTGTTGCGTTCTTTGCCGTTCTTGCCAATGATCTTGTACGCTGGTGAACCGTCAGCTGCGTACCAATGGCCTGATTCTGAGTCTGCTGATTTAATTATCATTTGTTTACCTGTTTAGCTAGTGTTTTAAGCATTTCGATTGCATCTTGTAGGTCTTGCATGGCCCTAGCGTCTAAGACCATGTTTTCGTACCATTGCTGCAATCGCCAAGATATTAAGATTGCCTCCTCTGCTTGATTCATATCAAAACCATTTCTTTATGGCGTTGTTTATGACACGGTTGGCATAACCACATAACATCCAAAGGTTTGTTGTAATCTTCGTGGTGTGCGAGGCTTTTGAGTTCACCACATCGAACACAGGGCATTGGGCTAAGTTCATTGTTTCTAATAGCCCTAGCAACTGCGTTATGGCATTGGGTTCTACGTTTATCTGCAACCCGCCACTCTTGATTGACCCGCAATGCCAACTTAATCCTGTCTGGCAATTTTGCTCTGCGTTTGTCATATTCTCTGACCTTTTCAATGTTTTTTAACCTATGCTCAAGTGCATCTTTTTTGTTGCATTCTTTACATTTGTTTAAATGACCGTCAGCCATTGCGCTGTGTTTGTAAAACTCATTTAACAGCTTGACGGTCTTGCATTTAAAACACGTTTTAGAACGAATCATGTTGCACTCCTTTGCGTGGAATACAACCATTATAGACCCGTTCTAATTAAAAGGTACATCGTCGATCATTTCATCAAGAGGCACAACAATCCCCTCTTTGATTTGGCGATAAGCGTCAGACTTTGGTTTGGCAGGCGCAGCAACTGGCGGTGCATCTTCAGCAGGCCGACCACCAAGCATCTGCATTTGATCGGCAACCACCTCAGTTGTGTATTGATCCACGCCATCTTTGTTCTGCCACTTACGGGTAGTCATACGACCCGCTACAAAGACCTGTGAGCCTTTCTTTAAGTAGTCGGCACATATTCCTGCCAACTTACCAAACGTCGTTATCCTGACCCATTCTGTCGTTTCCTTGGTTGCGGTCTTGTACCCCACCGCAATTGAGAAATTACAGATTGCATTGCTGTCAGCCGTGTAACGTACTTCAGGGTCTTTACCCAAGCGCCCAATAAACTCGCAGCGGTTTAAGTCGTTTGCCATTAAATAATCTCCCAGTTTGCTTTAAATTCGTCGTATGCGGCTTTAAGCGGAATCTGTTGTTCTTTCAAACAAGAAACCCAAGCCTCTTTAAAAATGTCTTTTAAGTTTTCGTAACTGACTGCCGAGGCCATTAACGCTTTAATGTGATCCAATTCGATGCCTTTAAGTTTTTCAATCTTTGGCGCTACTTGGTGCGTTTGAGCGTCGGCATCGTTATCGCCTTCAGTTGGAATACAAAAAGATTGCATACACGCATATTTGTAGGCCGCTGACATTGCTTTGTTAGTGGCTTTGTCACCGCTATCCATAGCCTCGCCAAACGTTTTAATTGTGTGTTTGCTACCGTCAGCTGCGACTAAGTCAAACTCGACCTCAACGGTAATGTAAAACAATGCGCCGCCAGCTTTGCTTTGACGCTCGACTGATTCTCTATGTAAGACTCTAGGAAGTATGCACAAACCATGCTTTGCTAAGAATGGTGCAAGAGCGTTGTACACATCGTCAATACCTCTAAAAGCGTATCCCGAGCCTTGTGTGTTTTTACGGTCTTTTGAAATGCCTTGTGTAGAAAGGTCTTTTTGAACTGCGGAAATTGCTTGGTAAACGTTCATTTATGCACCTGTATGTTGTCCTGGCGGGTATGCCAGTAAAATAGATATTAAGCCAACTTAACAGATTCGTCAAATAGATTCTGCAAATAGAAACAGTCATGTTAAGATAGCTTACATGAATACAACAGAAATCATCAATTGTTTAGGTGGCACGTTTGCCGTAGCAAAGATGTGCCGAGTTTCGCCAGCTGCCGTGAGTCAATGGAAACATAACGGGTTGCCTGGCTACCAACTGGTGTGGATTGCCGCCGAACTTGAAAAGAAATCAGATGGTAAATGGAATCGCAAAATGGTTCGCAATTGGCAACAAATATGGCCTGAGTTGCATTAGACTGATTAAGCCTTTAGCAAGCAGAAACGTATCAATAATAAGGGTCGTGTTTCATCAGGTTAGCTTTAGACCTTGGCACATCGGGACAGACGGTGATAGAATT